CGAGCCATTTGATAGTAGGGTGCACATACAATCCTATTTCATGAACTTTGTCCCCAGATTGTTCTTCATATATAATTCTTGCTTCGTCTTCATACTTATTACCATGAGCACAAGCACCTATAGTATCAACAAAGGGCTTACCCTTCCCACATTTATCAAGTAATAAGTCAAAAGGTTTTTGATAAGGATTCTCCCCGATAGCGCTAGGTACCTGGGATGCACTGAGGACAGTTTTCCTTAGTTCAAACCACTCTTCTGACCTTTGGGCTGCATATTCGTAACTAATTATCTTAGCAACCTGGGGGTGCATTACATATATAACTATTAAACCTTTTAAGTTGGTGTATTAAAAATTATTCTATTGGGTAGTTTTCTACAAATTGTTGTGCTGCTCTTTGTTCGGCTAGTTTCTTATTCTTACCAGTTCCTCTTCCCAAAAAATGATTATTGATATACATGTCAATAGTAAAAATACCATTTTCATGAGAAAAAATTCTATATTCTGGAAGAGGTAAGGAATGAGTTTGGGAGTATCTCATGACTTTATCCTTAAAGTTATCATCAACTTGAAGACATCTCATATCTACCAATTTTGGATCTTCATAAATTTTTAAAACAAACTGCTTAGCATGTAATAGTCCCAAGTCTAGGTAAATAGCACCAATCAATGATTCAAAAACATCTTCTAAAATTTTAGGATTTTTATTCCAATTGTTTCGCATTCCCTTTTCATCCATTTGGATCCATTTATCCAAGCCCAGCTTCAAAGCAATTTGAGCTAACATCTCTCCTCTCACAAGTTTGGTTCTAGCCTTGGTTAGGAAACCTTCTTGTTCTTTTTCATAGCGATCAAATAAAAATTTAGTTATGACAAACCCCAATACCGAATCTCCCATAAATTCTAGGGTCTCAAAACATCTACCTATTTCGGGCTTTTCTTTGAGGATTGATTTATGTCTAAAGGCTCTTTGGTACAAAGCAAGATCTTTGATTTTTGTACCAATGAGGGATTCCACAGTTGGCTTATCTATCTCCATTTATTATATATAATTATAATTTTTTTAACTTACTTTTTTGGAGACACAGCCTTTTTCACCTTAGGTTTGGATTCTGCAGTTTTTTCAGTAGCTCCTTCATCTGGGAGATAGTGGGGAGAGAGTAGGGACTGCATGCTTGGGTAAGTCAAATCAGCAGTTGGTTTAAGAAGCTTCTTAAGCTTGTCATCTGGGACGATGACCTTCTTATTATCAGGGTGTTGAAGACCCTTTTCCTTGATGTAAGCACTAATGCGCTTAGTGACTTCTGGGCGAGAGATCATTTCATCGGCACCCAAAGCCAAGAAAGCTCGGAGTTCATCAGAAACACGCTTTGGTCGCAAGAGAGCACTGTTCTTAGCGCGCTCAGCAGCCTTTTCACCTGTGGGGTCTTGGAGATGGTTATAGACTTTGCGAACAAGCTTAGTCAAGGACTTGATATCTTTTTGTAGTTGTTGGATCTCTTCGGAAGACATGGTTATATCTTAGTATAATTGCTTTCCTTTAAGCGCGTAAAGTGCTGATGATTATAAGTGCAATTACTAGTAGTGCTGCTACTTTAAGATACAATGGAAAATCCTCAACATTAAATACATTTGTATCAAATGAAAACGGTGGTTTAAATGGGACATCTTTACACTGCCCTGGGCATCCCCCATCACAACAACCTACACCACAGGGTATTATAAGACCATTCTTGTTGTATCCACAATATTGTTGTTCTTCGTTTCCAGGTTTGGCGTAGCATCTACACTTTCGTAATTGGTCAAAACCTGAGCACTTCAATTCTTTACAGTCCATTTTTATATATGTATATAATAATATGGATGAAAGTTTGTATTCCAAGGAAATTATAAATGTTTATATGAACGATAATTTATTTTTCAAGGACAAGCTCCTTAAACAATATTATGATGAAGATAATGTTAAAAAATTTAGAAGTAGACTAGCTTCTAAATATAGTGACAAAGAACTTGAAAATATGGTTTATGCTTATGTAACTGATACATTAAGAGATATCATATATGATATTATTGGTAAGCTTACTTTGTATCTCAAGAAATCTGGAGATATGATATTGACTGGTGGTGATGCTGTAAATTATTATTTACTTTTGGACGAGAGAGTTGTCACTTCTGATATTGATACAAAATTTATTCCAAGATTTAAAGTTGATAAAAACTTTTTCGGAAAACTCCAAGCATTAAAACTTATACTTTGGGATAAACTTGGAGAAGTTTCACAAGCATATGGAACAAAAATAAAACAAAGACTTTCATCAAAAAATAAATTAGCTCGGTTCCTAGGTATTGGGTTCCCATCCCAAGGTCCATATGTCACCAGAAGGTATACATTGAAGCAGAAGAAGAAAGCTTCAAAGACAAATAAACCAGCATTAGAAAATGTTTTAATAGATGTTGAAATATTTGCATTGGATTTGAAACTTAATTATTTTTCCCCTAAAGATAAAAAAATTATGAAACATAATTTGGGTGGTATTTTAGATATTGCATTTATGAGACCTGGTGAATTTGGGTATGAAGTTGGTGAAACAATAAGTAAGAGTGGCATCATATATAGAAACAGACAAGGGAAACTTGTAAATAACAAAAACATAACAATCGCCAAGACAAGATTTTTGATTGAGGATATTTATTTGATGAAGTCCCTTGGTTTGAGACCACACAAAGTTCAGAAAGATAGAATGAGAATATTCCGTCTCATGAAAACAAAATTGGGGAGTGTAATAAAACCAGGTTCTGTGTCTTCTCTATTTAATGTGTACAAGAGATCATCTATTCCCAAGACTGCTAAAAAATCAATAAAATCAGATGGCACCGTAAGTTTGTCCCAAGCACTCAGAGTAAATCCCCAAAAGTATGCATTATACACAACAAAGCCCTCATCCGAAAAATTGAAAAAATTAACATATGCATCTAATGAAAAATTAAAGGGATACAAGGAAACACAATCTAATATGAGGTTTAATAGAAAAACAACAAGGTGGGTAAAGAATACATCTAATACATATGTGAAAGATGAGTATAAATATAGATATAATTCAAACGCGGACAATAAAAAATTAAATGTCCCCATCAAACCCGAACTATATGGCTTTAAGGATAGTAGGGACAAACATATACCAAAAGCATTATTTGAAAAATCAGCTATGATCCCATATGTTGGTTTAAAGAAGTAATTATATGAAATAGTAATAATGATTTACAACACCCCAACCCGAGATGAAGATGGCACTTACATTGTCAAGGTTCGCACAGATGAAGACAAGAAATGTTTGATTCAATTGAAGTGTGTATCTGTAAAGGATTTGGGTGAAGAGGTTGAAGTTCATATGAAGAACTCAAAGAAGATTAAGGTTATTGACGACGAAAATCTTTCTACCGCAACTGAACGTTCAGGTGAATGGTTTAAGAAGGAAATGAAGCTTGATAAGCTCAAGTCTCTCTATGTTCCATCTGCAACAAAGAATGTTTTGACCGCTGATAAGATTTCTGCTTCTCGGGTATTTAACCCAGAAAAGGAATCAATCCCATTTGACATTATCAAGGAAACCAAGAAGGCTGATGTTCTACTTGAATTCGCTGGAATTTGGTTCGCCAAGAAGACCTTTGGACCAATTTGGAATATCATTCAAATTCGTCTTGTCCCACCCCAACAGGAACCAGAACCAGAACCAGAGGAACCCCAGGAACCCCAGGAACCAGAATATCCAGAAGAATGTGTTATTTCCGATGAAATTTCAGATGATGACGAAGAGTAAAATAGTTATATATAATAAATGAATAACAATAGGTTTTTCTATTTGATCGTGATTGGTTTTTTAATATATATTGCATTAAATTTCAGTATGTCAAACTATTCCCAGGAGAGGTATGTATTCCAGGGGAAGAACCCAGTTCATCCAATTTATCACGTGACAACACCCAACACAAATAGTATATATTCATCAAAATTCAGGAGCAACCTTCCAGAAAAAAACATAAAATTCAGACCAGAAAATGAATTGGGTAATATAAGTTCCGACCATTTGGTTTATGACACCTAAATTTTTTCTATATATATTATATAAAAAAAACATGGTTGCGACTGTTAACAAAATGCTCCGCCGAAACTTCCCAATCCTTGTCCTCCTAATGCTCGCTGCCCTCGTTTGGACCCAGCGCAAGTCCTTCGCGAAGGTTCGCCCAGGTGCGGGTGGATGCGGTGATGACGCCGCGGCTGCCGAAGCCGAAGCTGCGGAAGAAGA